GCTGACACAAACACTGGAGATGCTTCTGCATATCCTGCTGCGGCGGCACCGGCAAAGTCGGTACCAACCTGTGTTACTACTTGATTCCAATCAGTTGGGTGCATAATAATTGCATCTGGCTCAAGGAAAGCGTTATTACGTATTGCAGTAATCGCTTCATACACTGCGCCAATTCTTCCCAAAGTACCGGAGTAGCTTGAGAAGTCTATTGCGTTAACGGATGATTTTCCAGCATCAAGGAGACCCTCGATGTTTGGAGCAGTACCGTTACCAGCAATTAATTGTCCATCTAATCTTAATTGAAGCATTAATTTCAATCTGCTATCGATATATCCTTGAATTGCAGGTACATCGGATAGTAATTCGTCAGTTACAGGTAAAGAAACAGAGAACTTTCTAATTGACTCTGTAGCCTCTGTGAAAGCTAAAGCGCCTTCTCCATAAGCTGCACCTTCTGCTGCTTCCGCAGCGTTATTTGTGAATGTGCTTTCTGTCAAGTATGGGTAACTGTTTTGGTTTGTACTTATAACTGAGAATAGTCCGAGAACTGAATCTGGATTTCTTGTTGCAGTTTGTATAATGCCCGGCGCTCTTAATGACTCTGGTGGATAACCAGTAGTTGTTAAGAGGGTTTTCATCTCCATAGCTGTTGTGTCTATGTGAGCGTCAATACCTTTAACGCCTCTTTCGTGATAGTCTGCTAGAACTTGGGACTCAGCAAATTGTTCACCGATTGATTTTTTACCAACTGGTGCTCCAGCTTGTGCTGGAATTTCGCTGTCTACAGGAGCTTCAAGTGAGTTTAAAGCTTTTTCGTTACGAGCTTTTTCTGCTTCAAGATTCTCGAGTTCGTTAACAGAGTCTACTAAAGAATTTAATCCTTTAGTTCTGTCAGCGATTTCAGTTTTCTTTTCACCATCTAAGTCTGCAACGTCAGCTGAATTGAACAGGTCGGAAAGTTCTTTACGTTCTTTCGCAACTTGCTCTTTCATTTCATTGAGTTTGCCCATGTGTTTTATCCTTCGTCTACGCTATCTTGTATTTCTACCCCAAGTGTCCTAGCTAGAGCAGCTTGGGTGTCTAGGAATAACTGGTTGAATGCCTCTTCAGATTCTATACCTGAGATTTCCTCATCTAAGTTAATATCTTCCTCAACTGTAGTAGTTTCCTCTACAGATTCAGTTTCTTCTGTTTCAGAAATTACTTCTTCTACAGTTTCTACTTCTTCTACTTCAGTTACTTCTTCAGTTATATCGACTTCAACTTCTGCTTCAGGAATCGGAAGAACATCCTCGTTAAGCAATTCGTCTAAGTCACGGAAAGTATCTTCTAGGGTATTAGCAACAGAAGCTACACCTTCTGAAGCACTTTTACCTAGTCGTTTCCCTTTTTCAGCACGTAATAGCGCAAGACTCATTACGCGGTTTTTGAACATATCTACCTCATTTTTGAGATTTTCTACATGTTCTATGAAAGTAAAGCTCTTGACTTCACTTTCTATTTGGTTGTCATCTTTTTTGTCATCTTCATAATCTTTGTCATCGTCCATCCAACCATCTGTTTCCATTGGTTTGTCAGTTTCCATAAATGCTGGGTCTACGATGTAATCTCGAACTTTATTTATTTTAGAGGCAGTCATTTTGACCATGTCTACCCACCAACTAGGAAGTGGCTCATTGATATCTTTTGGTAATTTACCCATAATATCTTTGAGGTCTTCTGCAATCTGACCAACTGATTGTTGTACAGTATGCACTGGCGTGTGACCTTTTTCGGTTTCTAATGAATCCTCTAAGACTTCTTCTATTTCATCCATTTTGATTTCATCCTTTACTTCACCTGATTCTTGCTGTACTGCATGTTTCATAGCTAGAGTATAAGTTTCTCTATTTGCACCTACAAGAACAGGAGATACTTCGAAAACAGATAAATCTTTTAGATATCTAACTGTTTGCTTTTCACTATCTTTTGTGAACTCACCTTGTTCGGAATCGTTAACTTCGTAACCGAAAGACCATTGTTGTAAGTCTCCCATATTTTTGACAAGTTTGTACGCCTCTTGTCCTGCTTCTGTGTCTAAAAAGAAACTACCTTTGAAAACGGCTTTGTTATCATCAGATTCAATGATACCTTTTCCTACAGGTTGTTTCCAATCATGTGACCATACCATTGGTACGTATCCTGATTTAGGGAAACCTGACTTAACTGCTCCCTTGACTATGACATCTCCATCGGAGTCTACCATATTAAAGACAGAGAATACTGCCTCAACTTTTCCAGCTCCACTTTCTTTGATGTGAAACTCTGCGTTTTTTTGTTCTTCCATTACCTATCCTTAAAATAAAGTGTTCACTATCCAATTTACTAAAAAACTGAAACTAAGTTGGAAAAGTATTGACTTTTTTATTATTCAGACTTTGAGGGTTTTCCTCTGACTCTTGGATATTTGATTGGTCTGTGATTATTTCAATGTTCTGTTTTGTTATATTTAGAAATAATAGTGCTACTTCCATACGATTTACATTGACGTTGTTCTTCTATTGTTCTACTTCTTTTTGGAAGTTTACCTAGATTATATGCATTTATATAATTACTCATCGTTTCTAAGTTTTATTATACAGTATTTTTTTTTAATTATCCCAAGCACTAATAATTCTTAGCTGTGAGAAATATCTTGCTACTTTACGGTCTGTTTTAACATGTTTTCCGTTAACTTGAGCATAAACTGTCATTACCGCAACAGGCTTACTTTCAGTAGCTTCATACTTCTCGTTACCAGCTGAAACTGTTCCAGATTTAGCTATCTTATCAACAATACCGTGAACTATTGACGGTGGGTCTGGTTTTTTATCAACAGACCATGATACATAATCTCCAACTTTTACATTGGCTGCTTTATATCCCTTTTTTTTAGGATGACCTGCTGGTAATAAATCTAAATCAAATGGACTTCTTGGAAATTTACCTCTTACTCCTTTAAGGAAAGCATTAACTCTGCCTAATCCCCACTGACGAGCTGAAGTTACTGTACCTCTAACAGATGAAGGATTTGAATAATATGCTCCTACACCTCTACGATAAACTGCTTGTAACATTCTTGAATTAACTTTGTATTGAGATTTTTTATTATGTTCAGTTACTTTGTCTGAAAGTATTTTTTTAACACTTGCTGGAACTGTTACTGCTGGAGCTTTACTATCGACTGGTTCAGCTATTTTTTTTTTATCGTCTATCTTATCCATAGCTTCTCTTACGATAGCTTTCATACGTGTTGGTCCAGCTGAAGTTATACCGCCCCATTTCATCATTGCTATTGTTCCATTAAGAAGTTTATCTCCTGCATGTCTACCCATGTAAAGTTCTCTTCTTCTTACCCAAGCTAACGTTGCAGTACCTCTATCTCCGGCTCTAAACTTAGTCCAATATCTAAAAGCATCATTACCTGTGAAAGCTGTAGGAGGATTTCCACCAGTACCTGCTCTTCTCCAAAGAGTTGGATAATCATCTTTCATCTTTTTGACAAAAGCATAATCTGGAAATACTTTATGTTTTGAATTTCTAAGAAGTATAGCCATATCTTTGCCTTTATCTGGGAAGTTAGTAATATCACCTTCTTGTTCTTTAGGTCCGCCTGCATTTCTTGTTGCTGGGTCTCCCGGCTTTTTAGATTCTGCTTCCATTTCTAATATATCAATTTCTTGTTCAAATTCTTCCATAGCTGTTTTAAATGCTTCCTTAATAATATCTTCTGTACTATATTCTACTGGAGAGTTGCCATTATCATTAACAATTTTTTCGTATTCTTGATGAGTAGCACAAGGCATATATAAAATATTTCCATTGTGGTCATGTGTATGAGTACCTTCACAACCAAGTTGTTCTGCTCTCATTTCAGCTTCTGCAACTGTTTCAAAAACATCTGCTGTTGCTTTTTCTTCATCTTCTTCTTCATCTTCGTCAAGTCTTGTAGGTTTGAGGACATCTGGTCCCCTAACTGCATCTACAGGAAATGTAACTGTACTAAGTAAATCTTTTTGTTCTGAGTTATTTTTTGATTTTCCAATAGTTGAACCTTCATCCATTAACGATTCTTCAGTAACAACTTGTTCATCAAATGGTTTTGGTTCTGCGTCGATTATCGGGTCTCCTTCATAATTACTACCTAATCCACTTTGGTCCCCTGTTTCTGGGTTCCATTGCAATGACCTTAAATAAATATTATGAGAATCATTTGTTGGTAATCCAATAGCTTGTCGTGCTTCTGCTATTGATACCCAACCACCTTTAACACCGATATCCATTGATTTAAGTAGTTCTGCTCTGTCTTCTGCTAATGATTTAACATTATCTGTATTGAATTTACAAACCATATCATTGTTATCGGTAAAATCTTGTTTTAGTAATGAATGCGTAATTTCTTGACCAATTATTCTCCACATTGGTACTAACTTGTTTTCTGTAAAGAATTCTCTTAGTTCCCTAGCATTAGAATATGTTGCTGCGTCAAGACCTGCTCCAAGTCCAGCTAATATTGCCGGTACTCCAAGAACAGCTGATACTCTTTCTTCAGGTATTCTACGAAGGTCGTTTAAATTTAATTGGTCTGGAGAGAAAGCGACTACGTCTACGTCCATTGGTCCAGACAGTACCATTGGAGCTCCTCTGTTTGCTCCTCCAAATTTAGATTTATAAGCTTCTGCTATTTGTTCAGCTTGTTCTTTTGTTGGTCCACCAAATATATCATCTCCACCTTTAGGGGATAAGATTACTCCGGGCACTCCCATGTTTGTTAATAAAGAAGTTGCGAACTGTCCTGCTGCTTCATCTCCGATTATTTCCCTTAAAACATTTTTTAATGGTGCTCTACCTACTCTATGGTCATTAGCATCCATATTCAAACGAACATGTATCATGTCATCTCTAGCTATTTGAACTTTTCCATCTGGAAGTTCATAATCAAAATGTGTTATTAGTTCTTTTGTATTTCCTCGTGGACTAATCATGTGAGGCATAATTGGGTGCAATTCTACAACTCTACCTGCTTCACTTCTTCTTTTGAATATATATGCATTACCGTTTGCATGTAATGAATACATTAAATAGGAGTTCATAAGTTCTCCGGACATATAAGGGTTCGGTCTTTTGAATAAATTTGAAGTTGGGTGGTTGTGAACTATTTCGTATTGATTAGTGTCTTTGTCTAATTCGTATACTTCAAGTTGTGCTTCTGAGAAAGAAGTTGATAAAACTTCAAGACATGCAACAACTGCTGAGTTACCAGTACCATCTCCAACATCATTTGTGTTTGGAAAATAACCTGCGTTGGTATTATATCCGTATACTGGACCGTTTAAATCTACTCTGTCTGGGTCAAGGTTAATATCTCTTTTACTACTGAGATTATTTATTTCATTTTGTAATTTATTTACAGTTCTTTCAGGAGGTCGGTTCAAGAACTCTAACGCTCTCTGAAATCTACTACTTTTTTGTTCTGCCATTGATTAATAGGCTCCCCAAGATGCTATTTTTTTGTATCTCTCTAAGCCGAAGTTACAATGCCACCAAGCCATGACTAGGTCGTCGTGTTCTCCAACTCCTTCGAGTTTATCGTTCTTCCATCCGAAAGCTTCTGCTTCTGTTAAAAAAGCTTTCACATTATCCATATTACGCGACTTTTTATTATATGGGATTCTCCAGACCTTTCTTTCTAAATCCATCAGTAATCCCGGCACTCCTGATTGTAAGTCTTTCTTACCACCAGCTCTATGCCTCATTATAGGTAGAGTAGTTTTTTGTTCAAGATATTGAGCCCAAATCATTTGTGCAGAGTCAGATTCGATAACAACTAAGTCTTCATTGTATCTTTCATTGTGGTGTTCTATTAATTTACATTGCTGTTCAAAGGATAGTTTTTGCCATCTATCAATATCTAAGATTGTTTTTATACCAGTTTCCATATCAAAAGATGCAGTTACTTTTGCAAGATAATCTCCACCTGCTTTTTCTGACCAAGCTAAATCCCATCCACTAACTACCCACATGTTTTGTCCACCCTGATAGTCTTTATTAAATGTTTCTACTAAGTAACTATTTTCGTCTAAATTTGGTTCCATCACAGTATAAGGAAATAATGATGAACTTGATGACCTTGGCTTAGTTTTATATTCTCTGTCAAACATTATTGAGCCAACTTCTTTTTCTTTTGCAGTTAAACATGAAAGTGATGCTTCACATTTTTCACAAGGTAATTCGAATCTTTTGGATTCACGTAATTCTGGCTCTACATTATTTACGATATCTATACATTCTTGCTTGGCTATAAAAGACCAACGACCATCCCAAAGTGATGCTTTTCCACCACCGTAATCTAAAGGTTTTACGTCGTCAGGTCTAAAACCAAGACGGTTCTTCTTATCTGTTTCTTCGATTTTGTTTCATCCTTCTCTACCATAAATTCAATACCCCCATTTTTTTTGGTTGTAAAGTATTCTGGCGTGTCATCTTCTATTATACCCACATCTTGCAATGCATCTGCTACAAAATGCCAAAGAGGATGAACATAGTTTTGCCAGTCCCTTCTCCTATTGACATCAAATATTAATATAGCTTTAGCTTCAACTATTGTTGCCTTTGGTAATGCAGCAAGCTCTACATATAGCTGCTCTTTCCACTTCTTTTTTAAACCCGACTTCCATACGTGTTGCCAACCATCATATTTATTCTTAGACGGAGGCAGGAACGGTATTTCTACTTTATATATAGCCATTTCAATCATAATACTAGGGTAAAGAGTTAAGGTTTGCAACAAAGTACTTGCTAAATCTTCTTAAAAGCTTACTTTTATGAGCTGGGTTTGTTCTTTTTGTTTATTTCGGTGTTTATTTTACGTTCTAGCTTTTTAAAAGCGTTATAACTATCTGCGTACGGTAAGTGATACATTGTTTTTTGATTCTCTATCATATTCATTTCCATCAATTTATGAATGTGAGTATTTACTTCTGCTACAGATTCTAAAGATGAATGAACAAATATTTCTTCTATTTTTGGTTTGATTCTTTTGCTACCTTCCATCAATTGTTCCATTTGGTAATTTGAAATGAAAGACAATATTTCTACGTATTTACTGTAATTAAGATTTTCTTGTTTGTAATGTTGTTCCATTCTTCTACGTTTAGTTTCTGAAATAAATTTTAGGTTTTTATCTTGTAACATCATTTCATTTACAACGATTGTTGCTATACGTTTTGAAAAACTATCAACTGGAGCTAAACGGTTAATTAATTCTTTTCTAGTAGGTTTAGTTTTTTTATCATCTGCAATCAAATTGTAACAATTAGTTACTTCATCTCTGATTTCATTTGTTGTTTTAACTTTTCCTATATACCTTCCTGTTTTATGAACAAATATTTTTGTTTTTTTACCTGTTGCAAGCATTTCATTTTTAATCAATATTGAAAGGTTTTTATTTCTACGTGTTCTTTTAATAGGTTTTTTATTTTCGACAATTTTTTCGACTGGTTCAACGTTTGGTCTAACATCATTATCCCATCCGAAATACTTTTGTTTATATTCATGTAAATTATCCCTAAGAAGTTCAAAAACAAGTTCTTCGTTAGCTGTTGGTTGTTTTTCTTTTATGTTTTCAAGATAATAATCAACAGTAATATTATTCAAACGAATTAATTCTTTTTTGAATTCTTTTCTTTTAGCGTTAAGTTCTTCTTTAGATATCATACTTTCTTATCAATTATAGCTTTCCAAATTTCAGCATGTTTCATGTTTTCTGCTTCTTTTAATTGAATATCAGAACGATATTTACCAAACTGAAGTTTATTATCACGAATCCAAATATAAGGTTTTCCTGCCTCATCATCAAAGAATTGTCCGTAATGAACTGCATCTTTTCTAGTTAAGTTAGAACGATGACTTGCGTGCATTGGTTCAAATCCCCACCAGTTAGGAAAATCTACATTTCTACCCTCTTTTATAAATTGTTGCATTTTTTCATACAACCAATCTTTTTGATTAGCTTTGATACCACGCTTGTTAGCTTCTCTTTCCATAGTCAATCCATAAACTGATAACTTGTATTCATGTCCTGTCCATTGAACGACTGCTGGGTGGTTTTGCCAAGCGTTACTTGGGTATTCTTTTTCGAGTACTTTGATAATTTGTACTGTTTCTAGTATTTGTTTATTCAATCTTGAGTTATCTAAGCATAATGCAATCTTGTCAAGATTTGGGTATGGTACGAAAGTATTCATTACTTTGCCTTTCTTTTAGTAATAGTATATTCGACAGGGTTTTCCCAGTCCAGCAGTTTTAAATCATATTGTTCTTCTAAAAGATGAACAATTGTGTCTAATGCTGTATCGTAATTATTTTTATCAATTGCTGTATATAAAACAATTTTTTCTAATCTTATATTCTTCATTCTTCCTCCGTTGCTCTTTGAAATGTATTCCAATCATTTAGGACTGCGAAAAATTGAACTTGCTGTTCGGTGTCCATAATATCGTGTGCTATTTCGATTTGTTTTCTATAAGATTTTATAGCTTTCAAATAATCTTTTTCTGTTAGTGCCATAACGCATTCTTCATATCTATGTGAACTATATTTTTTTCATGTCTAATACACCAAACTTGTAATCCGTGTTCTGTCCTACCTGCTTCTATCTTTACCCATTCTCTTGGAGAAGTATCCTTCGGTAATTCTTCTAAACAAAGTCTGCAATGGATAAAAGAAAGTATTTCATTCATTCTGTACCTTCTTTCTTGACATCTTCGTATTGGTCAAGTTGTTTTGACATTTCGAAACCAAGAATAGTTTCTAATGCTTTTTCATCAGTTAAAATTTTTTCTGATTCAAGGTCTTCATGATATTCTGATAAATAATTGTGAAAAAATAATTCTAGCTTTGCTGATAAGATTTTAACATCATCATCAGTTAGAGAGTATTCTTTTATGAGTCTTTTCAATTCATTTATTATATGTTCTATCATTATTCTTCCTCGTGTTCTTCCCATGGATTTGTTGTATAAAAAACTGGCGTGTGTGATATAAAAGTAAAATCTATATCATTGTCCGTCATCTTTACCATTTCATCTATTTGGTCTATAGCTTCTTCTTCGCTTGTTCCAAAACTAAATTCATAGTCAACTGTTAAAGTTATACATTTAGCTTTGTCGTCCTGTATTCTGTATATTCCCACTTGTCCTCCTTATCGTTACAATTGTTGCAGGGTATTCAGTTCCTAATTTGTGGGAAATATCTTCTACTTCCCCAAATACTTCTCTTATATTATCTATTAGATTTCCCGAAGTAAAGGTTTTCGGTAATAAAGATTTAGCAGTTGTTACAAGTGAATCGATTCTTTCTGCTGACCATTCATCTGCACTTCCCCATTGGTTGCATTGGAGTCTTCTCCATGCTAGGTCCCAAGCTATTTTTGCAGTATCTTTATTTCCATTAGCTTCTTTCAGTACAATATGCTTTAATCCATTAATAGCCCAGTCGTGAGTTTTTAGATAAGCTATTGTTCCTCCAAGTTACATTTGCATTCTTCATCTTGATATTCATCAAGTTCTGTTATGTCAGCTTGCAATAACATTTCTTGAATGTTGTCTCTTATTTCAACAAGCATATCTTCAGTATTAAATTGATTTACTAATTGAAATTCGATTGCGTAATCGTATTTAAGACACATTAGTTAATTATTTTGTAGACCATCTGTCTAGTCATTCCGACTAATTCAGCTATTTCTTTTACTGCCATGCCGTCATTAGAAAGTTTTTTAATTATCTTATTTCTGTCGTCTATAAGTTTTTTGCTAATTTCTTCGGCTTTTTGTAATTTAGCAAGATTTTTAGCTAACATTTTTTTTAATTTTTTAGTAGTCATTCTTCTTCTCCTATATCGTCGGTACCATCATAATAATCATACCCTATGTTTTCATCAATTACTTCTCCATTTACAATTTTATAAGTGCCGTGATAACCACTTTCTTCCCACCATGAAACTATAGATAACAATTTGTATTCTTCTGCAATTATTTTATGAAGTTCTCTAAGGTCATTCCAAGCACTTTCATATTTGAAAACTATATGATTTTTGTCAATTCTAAGTTTTGTAGTATCAAGGTCTCCCGACTTGCTGCCCCAATTACCTAATCTCCATTGATACCAATCGTAATATCCGTAAGTTTGAAACAACATATCTATGTCTTCATGAGCTAAAGGTTCTTCTGTATCTGCCCACCAATACTTAGCCCCGTCTTTATAGCCAACTATTACGTTATTTAGTTCGTCGGGTTGTGGAATTATTGATTGAGCTATGCTAAAACGATTGTCTGTAGTTATAACGTTTATATCTTTTTCTAACAAATCAAGACTTTGTTGTTCTCCTACAAATCTAACAGTAGTTCTACACCAGTTAGGCATTATTCCTCCTCGTCTATTCCATAAAAGAAATTTTCTATTTCTTGTGTTTTCATTGTTCTTTTATATTCTTTGAAAAATTCATCAAGTACATTTTCTAAGTCTTTTTCTTTTAATGTTTCCCCGAACTTTCCAAAAAATATATCTTTGATTATTTGATGTTTGGTCATTGCTTTTTCAATATTTAGTTTTTTTGTTTTTTCAACTTCTTTCCAGTATTTTTCATCTTTTGATTTGAAACTTAACAGGTCTTCAATTTTAAAACTTGTATCTCCTAATCCACCGGTGTTCCGTCCTACATATCTACCAGTTCCAAATCTTGGAAAAGTTGCATCGTTATCTTCTCGAGAGTGTCCCGGCGAATAACCTGTTCTTCTTGACCTCATACTGTACTGAATCCGTCCCTATCTATTACTACAATTGGTTTTGATTGTTGTTCTTGTATATATAAATCTATTGTATTCCACAAGATTTCAGTATCGTTGATTTCTTCTAATCTTTTGAACAAATCTAATGGAAACTTATCCATATCTACAGATTGTTTTGCATACGTTCTTGTTCTAGTATTAACTGAAAATTCTATTTGGGAAAGATAATATGTCTTTTCGTTGTATTCCTCCAACCATTCATTAATTAATTCTATTTGTTTTTTTGTTAAGTCCCTCATTGTCCTTCTCCTCCAAACATATCTTCAAAACATTCGGGATGAACTCCGTTTAAAAGTTGTTCTCGTTCTGCTCTACTGTGTTCGGGAAATATATCTTGTATCAATCGTCTTAGATGTCTAGGCGTTTCGGTAAATTCCTTATACTTTTCTTCATTTACCATTACTGTACCTGTTTGCCTGCAATGGATACATTCTTTGGTCTTTACTTTTATCATTAGAAGTTACCGGCTAATTTTATAGCGATAGCTAATACAATAAAATAAAATGTGTATTTATTCATTATCTCTCTCCAAATATTCTTGCGTTCATTTCATCGCTAGAAATACCTTCCTCAAATCCTTGCCACATCATTTGGATTTGATGTTCTAACATTTTAATTGTTTCATCTTTATCATCCATTAT